GAGCGCAAGCCCATAAATCATTCAAAGAGCTTCCCCGGCGCAACCGCTCATTGGAATTGTAGAAGCACACAAGTTCCCATTCTCAAGTCATGGGAGGAGTTGGGGGCAAAAAAGAAATTTAAAGAGATACCAGAAGGAACAAGAGCCAGCATGGATGGACAGGTATCTGCTAAAAAAATTATGAGGATTGGTTGAAAGGAAAGGACGAAGAGTTCCAGAAGGACGTTCTTGGTAAAGGTAAATGGGAGTTGTGGAAAGCGGGCAAGGTTGGGTTTACTGATTTAGTGGATCAGACAGGAAATCCGGTTTCGTTAGAGGTGTTGAGAGAGAAGTTAGGGATTGAGAAGGTAGGGAAGGACGTGGCTGATATATTACCGTCAGGTTTGGATAAGGCGATTGCTGACAGCAAGAAAAAACTTGGCGCAAAGAAGTGGGTCGGAGAGTACGGCGAATATGTCGAGAAAGCAGAAGGCTCATTTACAAAATCTAAAGAAGATGAGTTTTATAAAGAGAATTTTGGCGGGAGAGAAGAGGCATCAGCAGTATTGAGAAATGCCACAGAAGATGCTGATGTATTTATTGCTGTTAGATCGCCTGATCTTAAAAAGATTCTGGCTGACGGGAAATTCAAGAATAGTTTAGAGTCTGGACAAGGGTCATTCGCAACTATTGCGGAGGATCGTGTTGATTTGGAGCGTAATGTGTTTGGGATCACAGCTGATGTCGCAGATCACGACGCATTTCCAAAATATGGTTTTTTATCCGAATCAAGCATGACTGATGAACAAATGGTTGGAGCAGGTTACGGGGATGTCTTTGTTAAGCTCAAAAAGGACGTCAGGAAGAGAACAACGTTCACTGTTGGGGATTCATTCAACGGCAATATATCGCAGAATGACAGGATTACGCCCGCAACAAGTCTAGCCAATCCAAAACCCGATCCATTGTTAAGAATGGTGGACGAAAGAAACGAATGGGGAACTCAGCGGTACATCGAGGATGTGGAAGTCGCACAATCTATTAATGACATAGCAAGTCTAAAAATTGCTGGCAACGCGAATTATATTGAGGCTCAAGTTTTTGGAAAGTTGTCAACGGATGATATATCAGAGATATTTGTTAGCTCAAAGAAAACAGCAGAATCAATTAAAAAGGCTTTGAAGCGTTATGGACTAGATGATGTGAAAGTACGGGGATTGAATCAAGATGAGAGGCTCAAGTCGTTATGGACAGGTGAGCTAACAAGTCTTCGTATGTCACTAAAACCTTCAGATGTAGATAATCTGGGACAGGGATACATAAAAACCTTAGGGGAGAGCTTAATTAGTGGTTTGTCTGCTACCAAAAAGAATACCAAAGGGCTAGGGTTTTTTGAATGGAGTCCTCCTGAATGGGCAAAATCTTATATTGCTAAACATGATTCAGGAGAAGGTTTGTCTCCAGCAGAATTGCGATCATTCACAAGAGAATTCTATATTAATGTGGCTAAAAAAGATGAAGGAGGATTGCCTGAAGCCTATTGGGGAGATTACAGGAAAAGTTTGGGCGGATTCACGGACGATGTAATGAATGAGAGCTTATTGGAGGCTTATTATAGATGAAAATACAGCATTTAATCAGCGTTGGAGGGGTGCATTATTTTTGGCAAGAACATACGGAACAGATGTATGTCAAAGAATGGGGGATGATTAGGCCGATCCCTCCTTCTTTTGGAAGCTTAATTAACCATGTTCAAATCGAGTCAGTGGAAGAGCTTGATGTTGAGTCAATACAGGATTTATAACAGTCGGAGACTAAAATGAGCGAAGAAATCACATACACAGCAGAGCAATATGAAGAGATTAAAGGGAAGTTGGATGAGTTTCGTGGAAACAATGTGAAGCTGATGAAGGATATGGATGCTTTGCAGAGCAAATTTGCTAATGTAGACCTCGATCAGTATGCGAAAATGATGCAGAAACAACGAGATCAGAAAGACAAGAAGCTAATTGATGCTGGCAAGATTGATGAACTTGTGGAAGAGCGTACCGCCCGCATACGGAAAGATCACAATAAAGTCTATAAAGTATTGGAAGAAGAGAATAGTACATACCAACGACAGCTTGAAGGGTTAATGATAGATTCCGCAGTTAGAGATCAGGCATCCAAACACGGGGTTTTGCCTACAGCAACCGAGGATATCTTGTTGAGGGCAAAGGCAGTATTTAGGTTAAAAGAGGGTCAGGCAGTACCAATGGATAGTGATGGAAATGTAATCTATCTTGCAGGAGCTACTGAGCCAATGGGAGTGGACTCATGGGTAAAAGGCTTAACCGAAACGGCTCCGCACCTGTTCGCCTTATCTAATGGAGGCGGTTCTCAGCATGGGTCTGGTGGTGGAGAAGATGGCAGTAATACTGTAACGAGAAAAGAGTTTGATGCAATGACTCAGAAGGAAAGGTCAGGATTTTCAAAGAAGGGAGGAAAAGTAGTTGACAACCATTAGTAAATGAACTAAAACTACAAGTGTGGCAGAGTCACTTTTGTGGATTGCAGCGCAATCACAGGCAAGAGGACTCTATGTCCTCGGAATACTTTTTTAATTATTTGAGGACATATCATGGCAAACACACTTACCAACTTGGCTGGTGATATTTATAAGGCAGCCGATACAGTTGGACGAGAACTTGTTGGGTTTATCCCATCATCAACTATCAATGCAAAAACTGCGCGTGTCGCACTAAACGACACAGTACGTTCACATTTCACGCGCTCCGCATCTGCTACAAACATCACTGAGTCTATGACTATCCCGCAAGGGACAGACCAGACGATTGATACCAAGACGATGACGATTGATAATGCTCGCGCAGTTCAGATTCCTTGGACGGGCGAGGATATTCAGCACGTCAACAATGGGTCAGGGTATGAGACTATTTATGGTGATCAGATTGCTCAAGCAATGCGGACTCTTACCAATGAAATAGAAGAAGACCTCTGGCAAGCTGCTTATCGAGGAGCGTCAAGGGCTGTTGGAACCGCAGGAACAACTCCATTTGCATCAACTTTCGCACTAGTTGCTTCAGCTAGACAGATTATTGCTGATAATGGTGGTGTGACTAATGATGGCCGGTTGAGTTTGGTTCTTAGTACAACTGCTGGTACAAACTTGCGAAATCTGGCTCAGTTACAGAAAGTAAATGAGTCCGGTGATGACCTTATGTTACGTCAAGGAACATTGCTTAATTTGCAAGGTTGTATGCTCAAAGAGTCTGGGCAGATTTCCGCTCATACTATTGGAACAGGAACAAACTACCAATTGAGTGCTGCTGGGTCAGTAAATGATACGACAGTATCAGTAGATACTGGTTCTGGCACTATTCTTGCTGGTGATATTGTTACTATCACAGGCACTAGCGACAATTATGTGGTCAACACCGCACTAACTGGTGGTGATATCGTAATTGGTAGCCCCGGTTTACAGGCAGCAGAAGACGATAATGATGGTGTAACAGTAGGAAATGCTCATACACCTAATGTGCTTTTCCATCAGTCAGCAGTAGAACTGGCAATTCGCGCTCCTGCTACTCCTGATGGGGATGCCGCAACTGACAGCATGATGGTTCAAGACCCACATTCTGGATTGGTATTTGAAATCAGGGTGTATAAGGGTTATCGCAAGCAGATGGTAGAAGTGGCATCCGCTTGGGGAACTAAAGCATGGAAGCCTGACAATATCGCAATTATCATGGGTTAATCTAAGATCAGCCCCCTTCAGCAATTGCTGTTGGGGGCATCTTATTTGGGGTGTAGTCATGGGAATCAAGAAGGTAGTAAAGAAAAAAGCAGTAAAGAAAAGCAAGTTAGTCAAGATGAAAAGGGGAGAGCAGAGCGCAGAAGTTCATCCCGAAGAAGTTGATAATTATAAGAAAGCAGGGTGGACTAAGTAGTGGCCTTAGATGCGACTATTGGTGGCACATCTTCTGACAGTTATATCACTGTAGCGGATGCAGACACCTATCATGGTAACAATCTTAATGTCACGGATTGGACGGGAGCCTCTACTGCAGACAAAGAAAAGGCTCTTAAAATGTCTACCCGGCTTATGGATGAGCGGATAGATTGGATTGGGGAAAAGAACACTGACACTCAAGCGTTAAGATATCCAAGGGCAGGGGTGACTACTCCTGACGGGTATTCAGTTGAGACAACAGAGCTACCTACACCTGTTACCAATGCTTGTGCAGAATTCGCCAAATATTTAATTGCTTCAGACAGAACTGGTGACGCAAGCGGAAAAGGGATTACAAGCGTTGGGGTTGGGTCTGTTAGTTTGACATTTGATAAGACTGACACCGCAGATGTATTGCCCAGTATTGTTAGTGAAATGCTTAGAGGCTGGGGGGTTATCCATGAACGGGCCAAATTCGGCGTTGCTACTGTATTGAGAACATAATGGGTTTGCGCTCAAGTATTGCTTCCGCAGTAGATTCAGCGTTTGTTGCTGTTGGTGATATTGCAGAAACAATTACCTTCAGGAAGAGAACAACGGGTAGTTATACCACGTCAAGTGGTGTTGTTACCCATACGGACTCTGACACATCAATAAAGGCGATAGTGACACCTCGTAGCTTTCAGCAGCAACCCCAAGCCTCATCTGGTGATAAAAACTTTATAACAACAGAGCATGGTGGTGCTTTAGAGTTCACAATCAAGGCATCAGATATTACTGGGACACCTGATACAAACGATCAAATAGTAAGAGATGGGGAAGTATATAGCGTTAATCAGATTTCGTTTGATCCGGCAGGGGCTACATATCAAATAATTGGCG